GCAACTTGGCATACATTCTGCCAGCGGCCATGTACGGTGCATTGAAGACGACTGAGAAGGCGTCTGGTACTGCACAGTTCGTAGTTGAGCCTGGTGGCACCATTAATGGGCACCGCGCAATCGTGTCTAACCAAGGCACTGCTGGAAACCTTTACTTCGGTAACTTTAGCGACCTGCTCGTAGGCTTCTTCGGTGGCCTTGACCTCGATCCATACACTGCATCTACAACTGGTACTGTACGAGTTGTTGCACTGCAATCTATGGACGTTGCGGTACGTCACGCAGTCAGCTTCGCTAAGGGTAACGACGGAGCATAAGGCTAGTAGCCCGCCCTTCGGGGCGGGTTTTCTCTAAGGAGGATGTATGAAATACGAAGTTATTAAAGGTTGTGTAATCGCTGGTAAAACATACCGTGCTGGTCAGGAAGTCGAACTTGATGGTCGTCTTGCTGAGTCTCTTATGGGTATTGGGCGTATTGCGCCAAAAGATGAGTCAAAGACTGAGAATCGTGCAGTGGGTGTTGAGGGCGGCGAAGAGAAGCCAAAGACACGCAAACGGACTACTAAGGCAAAAGCTAAGTAATGGCCGTAGAGACGCTGGATGATCGAAAAGTGATGGTAGCTGACTTTGGTGTGGCCTGTACTGGCTCGCCAACTGGCGGCGGCTCTGTATCGTTTACTGCGATATATGATGCCCAACACGCGCTTGAGGAAGCTGGCGGCTTCGTTGCTTTCTCGCTCGATCAGCCGCGTCTCACCTGCATCTCTTCACAGATATCTTCCCTAGCGGAAGGGGATACTGTGACAGTGCCAGTAGACTCGGTAAATACCGATTACACTATTCGTGTGATCATGCCAGATGGCACAGGCATTACTGATCTGGCTCTGGAGAAGCAATGAGCCATATCCGCACAAGAATTCGTCAGAACCTAGTTACTACGCTCACTGGCTTAGCTAACACGGGCAGCAACTGTTTTGACACTCGCGTATTCCCAATGCAGGAAAGTGCACTGCCTGGTATATGTGTTTATACGGTGAACGAGATTACTCAGTATCCGAGTATGCGGCCACCAAGAACTTTGCAGAAAAGATTATCTGCACGGATTGAAGTCTACGTTAAGATGACTTCAACATACGATGAAATGGTAGATCAGATAACGGCAGACATAGAAGAGGCGTTATATACGGATCTAACAAGGGGCGGCTTGGCGATAGACACCCGAGTCACCTCATTTGACACTGACTTCTCGGCTGACGGTGATCAACCCGTCATGGTAGGGCGTCTCACTTGTGAGATACATTATCTAGCGGTTGAGGGTAGCCCAGAAGGTTAGTAAAATCGGACATATTTATTTTTTCGTGAGGGCGTAAAAATGGCTACAAACATTGGTAAGGACGGAGCAGTTTACAGCGGGTCAAACGCTGTTGCTGAAATTCGAGACTGGTCTTTAGAGACTACATCAGAAGTCGCAGATGACACTGTGATGGGTGATTCGTGGATGACTCACACTGCTACGCAGAAGTCATGGACGGCATCATTTACAGCGTTCTGGGATCCTACTGACACTACTGGTCAGCAGACTCTGACAGAAGGCTCTTCAATCACTCTGAAGCTGTATCCCACGGGTAACAATTCAGGTGACTACGAGTGGGCAGGCACAGCGACTATCACTTCGGTGAGCAAGTCGGCATCATTTGACGGTTTTGTAGAGGCTAGCTTCTCTGCACAGGGTAGTGGAGCACTGGTTGAAGGCACCGTCTAATGAGCAAGCTAATTGATAGTGTAGTTCAGCACTTCAGTAATCTTGGCGTTAGGGAGATCGAAGTTCCCGAGTGGGAAGCGACTCTCTACGTCAAGAATCTGACCATTGAGGACAAGGCAAAGTTAAACGCCCGTTCTCAGGACGATATCCACGACTATATGGTGTATGCGATCATCTTTGGCGTAGTCGATAGCGAGGGCAACCCCGTGTTCGACATTGGTGACAAGGTGAAGCTGCGTCGTCATGCGTCCTCAGCAGTCGTGGAGCGTGTTGCTAATGAAGTATTAGCGTTCCAGACCCAGAGCGAGGAAGATCGCGAAAAAAACTAACGGACGACCAAGGGAACCCGACTGAGCTTTACAGGGTCTTCGAGCTAGCGGAACATCTTGGTCAGACAGTTAGCACGATTTTGGCAATGACGCCCACTGAGTTCCAACATTGGTGGACGTTCTTCAGTATAAGGGCGAAAAGGCAAGAGCGTGAGCAATCCAGATCCAATCGTAATCCACCTACAGGCCAAAGACGACGGCGTTAACGAAGTCTTTGATAGTGCTACTCGCGCTACCAAAAAGAATGAAAAAGCAGTTCAAGACACTCTTAAGCGGATGAATCAGTACCGCAAAGAGCTTGGAATGTCTCAGCAGCAGCTCCAGCTATACAAGCTAGCTCAGTTAGGTGCTACGAAAGAGCAAATAAAATCAGCGAGAAGATTACAGCGACTCACTGAAGCAAAAGAAAAAGATATTTCAGTCAACAAGCGCCTAAACGGTAGCTTGCGGATGATCCGTGGTGGCTTTGGTCAAGTCGGCCACCAGTTGCAAGATATTACTATCCAGGCGCAGATGGGAACTGATGCGTTCATTATCTTAGGTCAGCAGGGTTCACAGATCGCTTCACTGTTTGGTTCTAAGGGCGCGATGTATGGTGCTGTTTTAGCCGTCGGTGCAGCTTTTGTAACCTTTATGAAGAACACCTACGGAGCGGCTGATAGTCTCAAGGCACTCAAAGAGTCTAGTGATGAAGTTGCTGAGTTATTCAACGGCAGTCTCCTTGCTGGCCTTAATGACGTAACTGAAGAATTAGTCGATCTTTCTAAGGCATCAGAGCAGATGGCGCTGACTAAAGTCGTCCTTGCTCAAATTCAAGCCACTCAAAACCTCGAAGATGCTCAGAGACTGTTCAACAAAGAACTCGATCTCACAGAGCAAATAAGCTCAAGCACTAGCGTCGGATTGAAAACTGTAGATAAGAGTCTATCTACTTTAAATCGCCAATTTGGCGTCGGCATGGATAACGTCGGAGAATTCCAGCGTTTAGCTAAAGGCTTAAAGAAAGATTTAGATGCGAACAAGGATGCTTTCTTAGCGTTTGCGCTGCCATTAAGAGAAGAGGGTGTTGGCACTACCCAATTCAACAACTTAGTTGACTCGGTTGTTGAGTATGGCGAGCAAGCCATGATCGCTAAGAAGCAGATCAGTGATCTAGCTGAGGTACGCAGAAGGCTCACTGCAGGAACACTAGGCGATGACCCAGAAGAGGATAAGCGCAGCAGACAGCAGCTACAGGCGGTTATTGATCGCAATACATTAAAAACGCTTACTGGTGAAGATCAGATTAGAGCTGCAATGAAAACACGCATCGACGAAACACTCGATGCGATGAAGAAGCTCGGGAAAGGTGAGACAGAGCAACAACAGATGAGGCTTGCTCTTGAGGGTGAGTTAAGTCGTCAGATCTCTGATATGCAGAACAAGCGTCTGCAAGAATTCAACAAGCTGGATGATGCGCGTCAAAAAGATAGAGACGGATTAGAGAAAGGCCGTGCTCGGATGCAATCGGTGCATCAGCAGGAGTTAGAGGGTCTTGATGCAATAAATCAAAAGTACGATCTTAGGTTACAGAAAGTTGAAAACTTAGCGGCTACGGAGCCGAGACTTTTGGCTGAGGCGTCAGCAAAAATTATACAAATAAATGCTGATAGAGCTGCGGCGATTGATAAGTTTTATGATGACCAACACATTGCTAATGTAAAAGCCTTGGAGAAAGATCGTCAAGAGCATTTAAAGCACAGAGAGTCCATACAAAAGATGATGGATGACGGCAAGAATGCCTTTATGCAGGATCTTCAAGCTCGTGCTTATGCTCTTGAAGTTGCCTTAGCAGAGAGAGCAATTACTGAAGCTGAACACATGGAGTATCGTAAGCAGCTACAGACTGAGTACGCTAATCATTTGCTAGAAGAGAATCTGAAGATTGTAGGCGGTCTCAAGCACGTAGAAGACAGCTTTGTTAATGCTTCTCATGCGTTTATCACTGGTGCTCAGAACGGCACTGAGGCTATCCAGCAGTTCGGTCGCGCTATCGTTGATGAGCTTATTAAGAGCCTTGTGCAGATGGGTGTTGAGCACGTCAAGCAAATGGTTATTAAGAAGTCGATTGAGGCTAAAGGTCTGGGTGCTTCTGTGGCTATGAACGCTGGTGCGATGTCGGCGATTGCTGCGGCGTCGGCTCCTGCAGCGGCTCTGGTGTCTCTGGCTACAGCAGGTGGTAACTCTGCCCCAGCGGTTGCTGGTATGGGTACTGCATTTGCTGCATCACGCGCTATGTCGCTCGCATCGTTTGACGGTGGCGGCTTCACTGGCATGGGTGCCCGTGCAGGCGGTGTAGATGGTAAGGGCGGCTTCCCAGCTATCCTACACCCCAACGAAACAGTCATTGACCACACGCGAGGCCAAGGGCAAGGTATCACGATCATTAACAATATTGACGCATCAGGTAATCAGGATGTGGACGAAAAGATCGCTATAGCGGTTACACAGTCGTCTCGTCAGACAGTCGAGCAAGTACACAACATGATGCGTAGAGGACGTATGTAATGGCAACGTACAACTTCCCTAGCATCACACCTACGTCCCAGACGTTTGAGTTAGTGACTAACACACGGCAGTTTCAGAGTCCGACTAGCGGTGCAGTACAGACACTTTCGCGCAAAGGATCGTTCTGGAAGACTCGCATGACCTTTAGCAATCTGTCAGGTAGCGACAGAGCAGAGTTGCAAGCGTTTATCGCTAAGATGGACGGTCAGACACACCGCATGAGACTAGAAGATTACGGTCGAGTGCGTAACGGTGCTGCTACGTCCCCAGAGAGCGTGCTTTGGCTCGTCTATTGACCTCGATGGCGCTACAGCTAGCGTGACTAACTTCTTCAAGGCTGGTGATTACCTGTCGTTCAACAATGAGCTACATATGGTGACGGCTGATGCTAGCTCAGATGCCAGCGGTGATCTTACTGTCAATATCGCACCGCCTATACGCAAGCCGACTGATGATAACGATGCAGTGCAGATGTTCTCGCCTTTTGGTGTGTTTATGATGACTAACACGCCACGGTGGAGCACTGAGTCTACGTACATCAGCTCAATCACTATCGAGGCAATCGAGGACGTTCTAGCATGAGTCGTGGTTTATCTACAGCGGTTGTCAATGCACTCAAGGCGGATGTTGTACGGCCTGTCACATTCGCTAAGCTCGACTTCTCTAGTGGCACGCTCTACTTACATGACAGCATCGGCACGTTCACTTGGGGTGGTAATGACTGGCTCGGTGTCGGTGACTTTGGCTCAGTGTCTAGCATTGAAGAGGGTGCTGATATTGCGCCATATAACATCACCCTAACGCTGTCAGGACTCGACTCTACGATCTCAGACATTGGTACAGCGGGGACAGAAGACTACTTCCTGCGTGACGTAGATATCTATCTTGGGTTACTGGATGAAGACGAGGCATTACTCGAAGACCCTAATAAGATCTGGTCTGGCTTCATGGATGTAATGACGCTCACTGCTGGCACTCAGGGTGATGATGTCATTCAGCTCACTTGTGAGTCAGAGATGGCTAAGATCAATCGCTCCCGCAATCTTAAATACACGCACGCAGAACAGCAGCGCGTTAACTCTAGCGACCTATTCTTCGAGTATCTGCACGAGATAACAGGTGTGAAAATCCTGTGGAAGGATAAGAACAGCGGCAATCTAGGAGTCGGCAATGGCTTTGGCGGCGGCGGTGGAGGCGGCGGTGGCGGCAGAACAGGGCCATTCATCGACCCAGGTTCCCTCCCCTAAAATACTCTCTGCTCTCAATAGGTGGGAGAAAGGTGACTTTCAATACGGGACTCGCGACTGCGTAGTCTTTACTACCTTTATGATCAAAGAGCTTCATGGTCTCGATTACAGCCATGAGCTGATCTATGCCACTGAACAACAGGCTAACGAGATTATCCGTGCACATGACGGATTCGAGAACTTGATCGACTCTGTACTTGGCACGCCTATCAATGAGCCTATTTCTGGCCATCCCGTGATGTGTGATTTACCTCGTATCGGATTGCTGATGGGGGTAAAATTGGGGGAGTCAGTGGCCGTTGTCACAAAGCGCGGTCTTACGACGATCCCAGATAGATACATCTTAAGGAGTTGGGAATGCCATCAGCAGTAGCCGCTACAGTCACTTTTCTAAAGACAGTTGGACTCGCAGTAGGCGGGTTGAGCATAAGTGCTGGTACAGCGTTGGCTATTGGCGCTGCAACTGTTGTAGCAGGTGCGGTAGCTGCTTCTAAGCTCATAGCAGAGCTATACAAAGTACCTAGCATAGATGGTGAGCGTAGCCGTCAGGCGACCGTAAGAGGTACTGTAGAGCCGCAGAAGCTGATTTATGGTGAGGCTCTGGTATCTGGCCCTATTAGCTTTGTCGGTGTTGCTGGCACCGATAATCGCGACCTCTATCACGCTATTGTCCTTGCTGGTCACCCTTCTGATTCGATCTCTGACATCTACTTCGACGATGAGCGCATCCAAAGCGCACACATAAATGCGGCTGGTAACGTCACTACGGGTACGTTCGGGCCAAAAGATGGAACGACAATCTGTGTGATCAGAAAGCTGACAGGTAGCCAGACTACAGCAGACGATGTTCTGGATGATGCGTTTAGCACCATAGAAGAAACTCAACACATAGGCACTAATCTTACCTATATCGTCACCAAGTTTACGCTGACTGAAGACAGCCAAGAGACTTGGGATAAGTTCATGCCCAATGACATCAAGGCGCTTGTAAAGGGTAAGAAGGTATATGATCCACGTCAGGACAGCACTAGCGATTACTACGATGCGACGGTAGGCGTTGCTACTCAGCGTTCTAGTGATTCATCAACGTGGAATTGGTCAGAAAACCCAGTTTGGTGTCTGGTTGATTACCTAACAGATGATCGCTTTGGTATGGGCATCGACTTAGATCGCATTGATTTGAGCAAAGCCACAGATGCTGCAGATGTTTGTGATGCAACAGTAAGCGTGCCTGGAGGATCAGAGAAGCGTTATACGTGTAACGGCGTGGTCTTCGGTACAGCTACTCATAAGACAAATATCAACAAGATTCTTTCGTCTATGAACGGAATGCTTACCTATACAAACGGTAAGTACGTTATCCGAGCAGGCGCGTTTGAAGCAGTCGGCACAGGCATGACGCTGACTGAGGATAATATGATTGGCCCTGTTAGGCTCAAGACATCCTTCGAGCGTAACGAGCGTTTTAACACGATCACAGGCACGTTCATTGATCCTAGCAAGAACTACAAAGAGATCGAGTTCCCCAAGGTGCAAATTACGAGTGCTTTGACTCGTGATAACAATGAAGAGCTTATACAAGAACTTAAGCTGAGCATGACGAATAGCCGTTACATGGCGCAGCGTATTGCTCACAAGCTAATACAACTTAGTGATCTACAAAAGGTACTTACGTTCCCGACTAACCTAGCTGGCGTCAATATCTCGGTCGGTGATCGCGTCAATGTAACGCTTTCTGAGTTTGGTTACACCAATAAGACATTCGTGTGTCTAGGGTGGACGCTCAGTGACTCAGGTACGGGTGGTGTAAACCTCACGCTGCGCGAAGACGACTCTTCATCGTATGCGGATTTAGCACAGAGCGGCTATTCCACGGTTACGCCTGCGGGAGGCATACAGCAAGGCTTCTTCGGCGTTCCTGATCCGAGTAATTTGACTGTTACAGCGGGTCTCAAAAGTCTAGAGCTAAACTGGAATAACCCAGCCAATATGACTGGCATTATTGCAATAGAAGTTTTTGCTTCTAGTGATTCTGCGTGGGCTAATGCTCAAAAGATAGGTGAGACTCTTGGCACGCAGTTCATCCATGATGCTTCTAATGCAGCAGATCCAATAGATACGGGTGATGAAAGGTATTATTGGGTTAGAGCACGTCGTTTCCCGTCAGGAACAGGCACTGACGCGGTATCTGATAGAAATCCCGATAGCGATACCAGTACAGTCAATGCTACTGCTGGAGAGCAATTTATCATCGTTGGTGATGAGATCGCTGACGACATCACGGACAAAATAGATGAGATTATCTCGACGATTGATTATGAAGTTGTAGGCGATGGCGTAAATTCTGACCATGTAAAACTTGAAGAGGCTTTTACCTCTACTGAGGTCGGCACTAATGGACTTGTATTAGACGGCGGGAATAAGACCTATGTCATTACAAGTAATATAAACGCAACAGGTGCCTTCCTACGATTAAGGAATTTCAAGTTTAAGCTAGGCACTTCATACGGCGCACAAGGCCGTATTAACTGTGACGCTGGCTCAGGCACTACCAAGATGACTGTAGAGCTAGACAACGTCGTGTTTGATGGTGGTCGAGGCACTTTTAAAACAGGCAATGAGCCGTGGGTGTCTGAGCCTGCCTCTGTGGTTAACGCAGGTTCATTCGTCATAGGCACTGAATACTACATAACAGAAGTAGGCACGACTAACTTCATCGCAATTGGCGCTACTGCTAACACAGTCAACACTAAATTCACTGCGACAGGCGCAGGTAGTGGTACAGGCAAAGCCGCTACGACGTTTTTAAATTACTCAACCATACAGCCTGAGCTGTCTGCGGCGTTTAAAGTAAACGCAGATAATGTTGACACTGAGGTACGAATAACGAACTGCCGATTCGAGAATATACATGCGCTGGCGGCCATACGCATTGACTCTCGAGGAACTAATATCGTTCAAGACTGCGTGTTTAAAAACATATCGTTTAACAGCCTAGCAGTATTTCACTCAAAAGATGAAGGGGTTACGCAAGGCGGACGCACCTTAGTGTCAGACGTATACACAGAAGACGTAGGACTTTTGCCCGATACGTTTAACGTCAATGGCGCGGCAATGAACTTTTCAACAACGACAGCATCCCCGCAAGGCTCATTCAATTTAGTTGTGACGTTTGGCGAGTACAACATCACAAATGCAAGCGTGAAAAACTACGCTTCAGCGGGTGTCACAGGCGACCGTAACAAGATATTTAACGCCAGCAACATCACTATTACGAATGACTCAACTCGCTCATTTAGCAACAACCCGTCAGGCGCATTCTGGCTAGAGGATTGCGAGCTGGCCAACGTCAACAATTTGCACGTAGATGTCACTGCAAGATCAGCGAAAGATACACTAGCTGACGGGTTTGGCATGGATAACTCGTTGCTTCAACTGTATATGACTGATGGCACTAAAGCGTTTTTAAATAATGTATTTTTAAGGACATCGAGCACGACCGCCTACTTCAACAAGCTAATACGTGGCTCAGGTCAGCACAAAATGAACGTCAACATACAGAACTTCCACGTAGAGGGAATCTGCCGAAACTTAGATGACGCTGTTAGCTTTCTGCTACTGCCTAACTCACGGGTCGAACAGGACATAAGACTTGCCCACGGTTACATCTCTCACGGTGACATTAAGATAGACAACCCGCATCATGCCACTATTGATGACGTGTACCTCGAGGGCGGTTACGATTCGACGATTAACGTCACTGATTTAACGCTTGATACGGACGAGATCATTAACGGTACGACTTATGCAATCGTGTCTCTAGGCGATACCGTGTGGACTGACATCGGCTATAGCGGTGAAGGTGATCCAGCAGTAGGCGACACATTTACAGCAAATACTAGCAGTGCGACGGGTACAGGCACTGTCATTATTGCAACCATCCTGTATGAAATCGTCAGCATCGGTACGACTGACTTCACTACTATGGGAGTGCCAAGCAATACCGTTGGACTGCGTTTCAAGCCAAGTGGCGGCGGCACTGGTACAGGCACGGTTTCGTTGGTTTATGGCAACGTGGCTATTTTTAGGGCGGCAAATGCTAACGCAGGCGGCTCACAGATACCTGACGAAACGCATGACTTTAACATCACCAATTCGTATATATACGGCGACGTCACTAACAGCACAGCAATCACTGGTTCGCTAAATATCACGAACAACAAGCGCATCGGCTCTATTGC